AAAGCAGGTGGCACTAAAACATCTGATGCAGACTTCGATAAGTGGGTAGGTAACGGTAATGATTCAGAAACTTTCAACTATAAAGGACATACATATAGTACAGGTTTTTGGGGTGGTAATATGTCGTCACCTGGTGGGGCAAACTACCACAAGAGAGTAAACGAAAGAAGATACTACTATACTGACCCAAAGGATTCTAAAAAGAGAGCTTCAGAAGGTGCTTGGCATCTATATAAGGAAGATGAGGATGTAGGACAAGATGGTTTTACAGGAACTTATCAGTACCAGTCAGGTAGACAAGGAAGAACAAGAGAGCAGGCTGACAGACAACAACAAGTGTTAGCCGCTTGTAAAGCAGGTGATAAGAATGCTTGTGCAATACTACAGGCTAATATGCCTGGCTTCAGTGAAGAAAAATATAAAGCTAAAGAGCACTTAAATAATATGGCAACATACGAACGTAAAGGATTTGCATCAGGTGGTTTAATGGATGATTCATCTAGACTATGGAAGATGGAATCACAATACCCAGAATTTCAAAAAGGTATCGCGTCACGAGTAAGTAAAGAACGTGTACCTACACAACCAATCGAGGAACAATATATGTACAGTCCAACACAAAGTGGTTATCCACAAGGTTACGCAGAAGGTGGTTCTGTATATGATATGGAAGGTTCTATGTTAGCTCCTGAAGTACCTTTAAACTTTAACGATGAGATGCCAATGGAAATGCCGATGGAAGAAGAACCTACTGAGTTAGGTTTATCTTCTACTGAAACAGAAGTCTTGGCACAAGCTATGTCTGATTACCCTGAGTTAGAGGACATCCTTAATAAGGTTAGTCCTTCTATGGATACTGAATTTACAGGTGATGGAGAGGTTGAAGGACCAGGAACAGGTACTAGTGATTCTATTAATGCTAAGCTTTCTGATGGTGAGTTTGTATTCACAGCTAAATCAGTTAAGCAGTTAGGTGTAGATAAACTACGTAAGATGATGTCTAAAGCAGAAGGTGACTATGATGAGTCTTCTATGAAGCAAGAGTATCACCAGATGGGTGATGAAGGCTTTGCTAAAGGTGGCTTCTTTGATAGACCTACATACTCCCACGGTGGTAGTGTAATAGAGCAACCTGTCGATAGCCAGAAGAACGAAGGTTTTGGTACTCGCTTAAAGAATGCACTCTATGATTTTATAGGTGGTTCTGAAGGCAGACATACTGCAATGTATGACGCACACAACGAAGAGATGGCAGCTAAAGAACGTCAAGAGTATCTTGATAATTATACTGGCCCAGATAAGAATTATGACGATGGTATGTCTACTGAGAATAGAGCGCTCTTAGAAAGAGGTAACGAGGCTATCTATCCTGAAGAAGAGTACTCTGACTTACCAATGTACAATAAATAAACTAACTACAAAACCCCAGTCGAACTGACGAGACTAGACTGACTTTGTAGTGACAACCCCAAGGCTACTCCTTAATAGGACACCTTGGATTTAAAAGTTCCGTAAGGAACGAGCAACCCCGCAGAGCCACCCAATACAATAAAATGTATCGGCACTTAATGGAGGTCAACAATGACAACAGCAGCAAGAACGGAGGAAATCCAACAACCAGAAGCAAACCCTTATAACGCAAGTAAGAGATGGGATAACAGTACTAAAGATGCCAAACGTGGCGTTCAAAGTGCTGATGATTCCTTAGCCTACATTGCCCCTCGTAAGGAAGTATACGTATCAAACCACGAATCAATCAATGAAGAAGTCGTTGACGAAGATACAAATACTACTATAGAGGCTACCAATGAAAGCGATACTTATAAAGAAGAGCCCAATGAGAAATTCAAGAAGGTAGACTTTAAAAAGCGTTACGATGATTTGAAGAAACATTATGATAGAAAACTAGGAGACTGGAAGTCTAAAGAGCAATCCCTTAAAGCGGAGATGCTCTCTAGTCGCCCTACCTATACCGCACCTAAAACCCCAGCAGAGCTGGCTACTTTTAGAGAGGACTATCCTGATGTTTATGATGTAGTAGAAACAGTAGCACATATGAGAGCTGAAGAGCAACTGTCTGATTTACAGACACAAGTTCAACAGTTATCAGCAAAAGAGAGCGCAGCAAACCGTAGAGCAGCAGAGCAAGAGCTCCTAAACCTACACCCTGACTTCACCCAAATTAGAGAATCTGAAGAGTTCCACGATTGGGCGCGAGTTCAACCTGAAGTAATTCAGTCTTGGATTTACGAGAACAATGGAGATGCTACGTTAGCTTCGAGGGCTATTGATTTATACAAACAGGATGCTGGAATTACTACGAAGAAAGCTAAAGCTGTGTCGAAAAAAACCAGTGCACAATCAGACCCAAGGGGCTCAGCTGCAGATGCAGTATCAGTCAAGACGAGAGTCGAAGACCCAACACCTACGGAGAAGATGTGGACAACCTCAGAAATTGCTAACCTTTCTGTTGACCAGTATGAGAAGTTACAATCCGAATTGGATGACGCTTTTCGTACAGGACGCATAGTAAACGGTTAGTACTATTAAGTAATAATAACAAGGAGTAAGATATGGGTTTCGAGACAGGAACTACTAACTTCAATAAAGCCACAGCGGGACAAACAAACTCGTTCTGGTTACCTGAAGTTTTTTCAAAGAAAGTACAAGTTGCTTTCCGTAAGTCAGCAGTAGCTGAAGCAATCTGTAACACAGACTATATGGGTGAAATCGCTCAGTTCGGTGATACAGTTAACATTATCAAAGAGCCAACTATCACTGTGCAGGACTATGCTCGTGGTGCTACTTTATCAACATCTACTGGCCTATCAGACCAGGAATTGGTATTGAACATCGACCAAGCTAAGTACTTCCAGTTCAAGGTTGACGATTTAGAGAAGCGTTTCTCACACGTAAACTGGCAACAGATTGCGTCTGACAACGCAGCATACCAGTTAAAGGATGCGTTCGATGCTAACGTAATCACTGAAGCTATCGCGGGTGCAACAACTAATACGTATGGTACTGATGCAGCACCTATCGATACTGGTTTTGACTCAGGTGAGAAGGACCCTTTAGATGTGTTAGCACGTCTTGCGCGTCTATTAGATGACGCTAACGTTCCTGAAGAGAATCGTTGGGTTGTTGCTAAGCCAGAGTTCTTTGAAGAGCTAGCTAAGACTTCATCTAAGTTGATGTCAGTAGACTACAACCAAGGTGATGGTGGCTTACGTAATGGTCTAGTTGCCTCAGGTCAGTTACGTGGCTTCAAGATGTATAAGTCTAACAACGTACCTACGCCATCGGGTACTGGTGTAACAGCTACTCACAATGTTCTTGCAGGTCATATGTCTGCGGTATCTTGTGCACAAGCTTTGTCAACAGTTGAAACAGTACGTGCTACTGATTCATTCCAAGACATCGTTCGTGGTCTATTAGTTTGGGGTCGTAAAGTATTACGTCCTGAAGCTTTAGCAATCGCTAAGATTAAGATTGACTAAGTAGTACCCTTTAGAGGCTCTCTCGGGAGTCTCTTCCAAATTATATAAGAGGCAAGAATGTCATACCAAAAATATTTAGCGTTAACAAACACAATATTAGGTGAACTAAATGAAGTTCAACTTTCTGCCTCTAACTTTGATGCCGCTAAAGGTATCCAGAAGTTCGTTAAGGACGCAATTAAACGTGCGTATTATGACATAGCTAACGAAAACCCAGAGTTTCCCTGGTTATCCAATGCCTGCGCAGGTACTGATAATGACGAGTATGGTAATACTTTTGTAGACTCAGTAGAAGGAACACGTTGGTACTATTTAAAAAAACATTCGAGTGGTGCTCACGGTACGGCTAAAGACTTTGGTAGGGTAGATTGGGATAACTTCTATCTAACAACTGAGGAAATTGGTACTTGTTCTTTAGCAGGTGTCTGTTCAGACAGTACTTATACTACAGCTGAGACGTGTGTAGCTGCTGATAAGGTATGGACAGATTATGACCTTGCGACTACTTGCAATGCACCAAACTCGTGGACAGTAACTTATACACCACCATACACGCGACAGCAGTTAAAGTTTATTACTATTGAAACTTGGCGCAAACATTACAGAGATTCTGATGATTCTGCTAAGGATTCAGGTGAGTATAACTTACCTACTAAAGTTATTATGTCCCCGTGTGGTAGAAAGTTTGGTCTTTCACCTATACCAGATAAAGCATATAGAGTTTACTTCTATGCCTGGGAACAGATTAATGAATTGGATAAGGCTGACGATGAAGTACTTTATCCTGAGCAGTGGACTTCAGTATTGTCAGCACGTGCCCGTTACTATGTATGGCAGTTTAAAGAGAACATACAACTCTCTGCGTTAGCATTAGAGGAGTATAAGAAAGGTCTTCGTCTTATGAAGGCATACACAGGTAAACCACAACCGTCAATAATGACTGATGATAGAATAAGGTTTGTATAGACTATGGCAGCAGAACAAGGTATAGCAATATCAATTGGTGGTGGTCTTGATAAGACTTCTTCATCATATGACCTGTTTAAAACACCAGGTGTTGCTACACGACTAAAGAACTTTGAAGCGTCACTACACGGTGGCTATCGTAGAATCAATGGTTACCGTAAGTTCTTATCTAGTCCTATATTAAGTGTTACTGTATCTGACGGTGGTACGGGGTATGATGTTGGTACTACGGTTTCCTTCACAGATGAGGATGGTAACGGTGAAGGAGCTGCAGGTACAGTAACAGTTGTTAGTGGTGTTATTACAGCTGTGACTATAACTTCTGGGGGTGATAGATACCAAACCCCACCTACTGTAGCTTTCCATTCAACAGGACACCCAGTAGATAAGGCTGTTACTATAGCAGTACTTAATACACCTACGACACCCTCAGGCGGTATCACACCTATCAAGGGTGTATATGCATATGCAGAAGGTGGATGGGCTTGTCAGAACGGTGGTATCTACTGGTCTGAGGATGGCTATGATTGGGTACAAGTTAATAAAGATAAGGGTGCTTGCTCAGTAGCTGCACACACAACACAGCAGTCTTGCGAAGAAAATAATGGTCTATGGACAGCTTCTTGGGCTACAGCTTCTGACTTAACAACAGCATCGGTTGTTGCTTTAAATTCTGATGGTAGATATCAGTTCTCTGAATACATACCAGCAAGCGTACCCAACGCTCGTATTACGGCAGTTAACGGTAAAGATACCCCAGTATACCTAGAGACTAAAGTAGAGAGTGGTGTGCGTAAGTTTAAGTTCCACAGGGGTATGTATGATGCCTTCGGTTTAAGTAAGACACCTGCTGTTTATGCGGATATCCCTAAGCCACAGTATACTACGACACATCAAGACCACACTGTAATTGCTGGTTGGTCAGATATGCCAGAGACTTTATATTACAGTACACGTTATAATGACTCAAGCTTTACAGGTGCTTCAGCAGGACAGGTTAATACAGGTGATGAACTAACTGGTGTTAAGACATTTAGACAGGAGCTTGTAGTCTTTGGACGTAACAGCTTAGCTAAGTTATTAAACATTAGTGATAGTACACTCATTCGTTTAGTTGATATCACAAAGAACATTGGTTGTGTAGATGGCTTTAGTATCCAGGAGATTGGTGGTGACCTAGTATTCTTAGCACCAGACGGTATTCGTACAGTTGCTGCAACAGCCCGTATTGACGATATCGAGTTATCATCTATCTCACATAAGATTCTTCCTATTATTAATGATATTGTAAATAATATCCATAAGTATGATTTATCTTCGGTAGTTATTAGAACACAGAATCAATACAGATTATTCTACTGTAATGCTACTACAGGCAAGCTAGCACAGAAAGGTATTATTGGTACATTCAAGATTAGCCCACAAGGTATGCCAGTATGGGAGTGGGCGGAGACACAAGGTATTTCAGCAGCCAATCTCTCATCAGGATTTGATGCACGTAATATTGAAAGAGCATATCACGGTGACTACCAAGGTTATATCCATATGCATAACGTAGGCAACACCTTTGATGGTAGTCTAATTGATGCGGTATATAAGACACCTGATATTGATTATGGTGATATTGGCATAAGAAAGACATTACATTTTACTAAGCTCTCTATTAAACCAGAAGGCGAAACAAACATTAACTTAGATGTTAGATACGACTTTGAAGACCCAGAGATTCCACAGCCCGCAGTATTCCCCTTAGGCTCTATCTTAGCACCTTCGTTATTTGGGTACGCTATTTTCGGTACATCTAAGTTCGGTACTCCAGAAGTACCAATGAAGAGAATTACATTATGGGGAAGTGGTTTCTCTAATAGCTTTAAGTTTTCAAGTAAAGATGCACACCCTCCGTATTCAATACAGGGTATGTACGTAGATTTAATTCCATCAGGCAGGAGATAAGGAATGGCAAATTCATATACAAGGCAATCATCGTTCTCTGATGGTGATACTATTAACTCAGGTTTATTCAATGATGAATATGACCAGTTAGTATTAGCCTTCAGTAGAACAGTAGGACACACACACGATGGCTCTACAGGAGAAGGCGGTACAATAACAAAGGTAGGACCAGCACAAGATATAGTTATCTCAGGTACATCAGTATTACCTAAGACATCTAACGCTATTGACTTAGGTTCTTCTACCTATAAGTTTAAAGACGCTTACTTTGCAGGTAACATAACAGCAGATGGTTCTATTACTTATAATGGTAATGTAACTATTGGTAATGCTTCAACAGATACGCTAACAATCAATGCCACTATTCAAGGTGGTTCTTTAATCTTTGAAGGTGCTACAGTAGATGCCTTTGAAACTACATTAGCTATCCCCGATGCTACTGCAGATATTACAATAACATTACCAGACTCTACACAGACATTGGTAGGTAGAAGTACTACAGACACATTAACTAACAAGACATTAACTAGTCCAAAAATTAGTTCTATTAGTAATACGGGTACTATCACATTACCTACAAGTAGTGATACATTAGTTGGTAGAGCTACAACAGACACATTAACTAATAAGACATTAACCAGTCCAAAAATTGGTACTAAAATTAGTGATGCTAGTGGTAATGAATTATTAAATCTAACCGCCACAACTTCTGCAGTTAATGAGTTAACATTAGCCAACGCAGCTACAGCTAATGGACCAACATTAAGTGCTACTGGTGGTGATACCAATATTGATATTAACATCACTCCTAAAGGTACAGGCTCAGTTAAAATGAGCAAGATAGATATTGATGGTGGTAATATCGATGGCACTGCTATTGCAACCTCAAATATAACTGTAGGTTCAGGTAAAACACTTGATGTCTCAGCAGGTACTCTCACTACTTCTTCAACACAGAAGAAAGCTATTGTTGAGGGCGCTGCATCAAATGTAGACATTGGTGCATACTCATTAACAGCTAAGACTTTAGTATCGGATGTCGCTGTAGGTACAGCTCCTCTTACAGTTACTTCAACTACTAAAGTTACTAACTTAAATGCTGATAAACTAGATGGTGCTGATTTAGATACTACAACTACATTAGGAACTAGTGATAGTAAGATTCCTTCACAGAAGGCTGTTAAGGCATACGTAGATGCTCAGGTAGATACTGCAGATACATTAGC